AAGAAGGACCGCGTGGCGGGCTACCGGAGCAGTCTGGTTGGCCGTAGAAAATCCAGCCGTCCACCGCACGGTGACGCTGTTCTCATCGCCTCTCACCGCCGGCCAGACGGCGGCGTAGTTGGGATAGATGCGGCCGGGGACTGTCCGGTGATCGACCTGGAAGTTGCCCGCATCGCTTGTGATCGTCTGATTGTTCCCGCCCTCGTCGCGGTAAGTGATCGTCACGTTCTGCGGGGCCATCGGCGGCCGGGGCAAGACAAGCTCCCAGATCGGAAAGCTGTCATAGCGACTCTCCCAGACCGTCTCCATTAAAGTCTGATCCAGGCGATCCTCGACGACTTGTCGAGCCGCCGAAATCAGCGAGGCGATGTAGGCATCATCATCGTCGATGTCGACGCGACAGTGAGCCTTTGCCTCGGCGAGTGTCACCGGCTCAATGGTCGGCGAGGTGTAACGAACCAGCGACCGATACGGTGTCAGCCCGCGGGCCGGCGACTGCGGCGTGACGTAAACAATGGTCGATGGCTGAATCACGCCTTGCGCCTCCTTGGCTTACGCGGTACTGCTGCCCGCTCAGTCCGTTGCTCCGGCATCACCGCCGCCTCGACGACATCGGCACGTTCTTCTGGCTCTGAACCGATGGACTCGACGAGCCCACGGGCTCGCAGAATCTTTACCATCGGTGCCGGCCAGTCGAACTCCTGCCCGCGACGGTAGGCGTCGAAACTCTGTAATACCCGCACTTTCATTTTACCACTCCCCACGCACTCGCCGGTGCGATGCGTTCTTTCCAATAGTCAGTCGTGTGTTGATACACTTTCCCGCCTGGTGCGTTCCGCGACGGCCATGTGACCATAAGTTCGGCGTGGCCGATGCTTACATTGGTCGCAATTCCCAACCGATTGCCGTTGTCGACGAAGTTGTCCCAGAAGTACAGGTCTTCATCGGTGTGCCCGCCATTCCATTCGCCGTCGTCATTCGCCTCAAACAGAAACCAAGGCTTGTCCATCCGCTTGATGGCACTGGTGCGAATGAATGTCAGGCCGAAGTGGGCCGTCTTCACCGGCTGAACTGGCTTGCTAAACCAGTCATCGGCGATCTCATACTTGCCATGCACGCTGTTGCCTTCGACCGTGAAAATGGCCGAATTGGCCTCTCGCTTCATCTGGAGTGGGGCGATGGCGTCATAACCAGAGTAGAGCAGGAGCGTCAGTAACGCCTCGACCGTCTTGGCGTTGAAGATCGCGTCATAGTCGATTGTCAAGATGACATCGGCCTCGTCGATCACCTTTTCGATGGCCTTCTGAAGACCTTGACCCCAGAAGGCGCAGGTGACCTTGGTTGGAGCAATGCCGTGAGGGGCGAGAGCCGACGAGACGCAGAAGAAGTTGTCGGTGAACCCAAGCCGCGGCATGGACATCACCGCAGCCACCTTAACATCGGCCTCAACGTCGCCAACTTTGACTAGCATAATCGCTCCAGGGTAGATGGAGCGGGCTCGCCTCATGCGATTGGCGGCCGTCCCTAGCCTCGCCCGCTATACGGGCGATGCCCCGCGGGAACACTGTGCTCCCGCGGGGCATCTAACTTTTACCAACTAGGCTCAGGAAGCAGCGGTCTTGAGAGCCACAACCGGACCAACCTCGCTGTTGTCGCCGAGGCTGTGGTGGTTGATGGTGAACCGCATCGAGCCTTGCATCAGCAACTGCTCGGTGGTGGCGTACACCTGGTCGAACACTCGCATCGAGAATTCACGCCGTGAGGCGTAGATGCTCGACAGGCCGAGGTTGCCGAACAGCACCTTGACCACGCCAGCGTCAGCACCGAGGGTGCTGTCCATGACGTGAACGAGGCGAACCGGATAGCCCAGGAAGCTCGGGCCGTCGTTGCTGTTGAGGTCACTCACGCTGTTGCCGCCGAGGGCGTACTTCAGACGAGCAATCGAAGCAGCGTAGCCGGCCGGAGAGACGTAGAACGCCGCACCGTTCCGAGCGTACAGCGGCAGCTTGCCGACGCACGCCAGGAAGTCGTCGACATCCAGGCTCTCGAAGCTGGTGTTGCCAGAGGCAGCGTCGATCACGCTGGCAGTGTGAGTGCCATCGTCGATCTTGCTGGTGATGCCGGTGATCGAGCCGTCGCCGGCCGAACCGTCACCATTCCAGCCGACACTGTCGATCTTGAACGCCAGGCTCTGGGCATGCTCGATGCTCACCTGGTCGGCGATCGAAACGTAACTTTGCGAATCCTCTAGGACTTCGGCGCTCATGCGTGTGCTGACCGCCAATTTCACCGCATTCAGCGTGACCTGAGTGAAGGCCATCTGGCTCTCGGTGATGGCGCTGCCTTCGCCGACGAAGTAAGCGGTCGTGCCGCTGGACCGCTTCGGAATGTTCATCACGTCCCGAGCCAGAGTAACACGCTCGCAAGCACCGGGCATCGTGCCGTACTGCTCGGTTAGTCGGATCACGCGGGCGGCGAACTCGTCAGGGACGAGGAAGCCACCAGCCGAGTTGGTCGCCTCGTTCTGGGCACGAGACTCAACGCCGTGATCCTTGCACCACCGAAGGTCTTCGGCATTGCGGAAGATCGTGCCGCGAATCCAGCGACCGATCCGATACGCCTTCTCAACGTCCTCGGCACCACCGTTGTAGGCGCGAAGCTCGGTGTGATGCGGCAGGACGTGCCGAATCTCCAGCTTCTTCTCAGCCTTCTCGACGGGGGCGGGAGCCGGTGCGGTCGGCTCAACGACCGAACGCAGTTCCTTTTCCTTCGCGGCTAGGGTGGCCTCAAAGTCGAGGTCGGCCTTGACGGCATCGGCCTCGGTGGAGAGCTTCCGCAGTTCAGCGGTCTGCTCTTCGTTGCGATCTTCGGTATCGGCAAGTTCGCTCATGCGAGCGGCGATGGCTGCGGCACGGTCTTGCAGCTTCTTAAGGTTCTGGCCCATTTCGGCTAACTCCTTGGTAAGGTGCCAGCCACAGGCCAAACGCAGCGCGGGGCTGGCGGGTGTATTGATTCCCGCTAGCACGCCGCCCCCGACATCCGTCGGAAACTCGCACTGCTCGATGCAGCATCCACCGCATCGCTGTAATACTAGTAGTGTAGCCTATTGACTACTTGTCGTGCAACTTAGTGCGAAGCACCGTCGCCTTCAGCGAGGCGATCTTGCCGCGGAAGTCTTCGTTGACAATGCTCGCTGCCGTCTGCGTCTCGCCGCACGACTGGATTGTTACTTCCGCCGTCTCGACGTTTTCGTCGGCACTACGCTCACCGGCACGCTCCAGTTCGGCGACCTTGCGGGACGACCAGTTCTTCGCTGCGTCTCCCCCCCAGAGTAGATGGGCTACGAACCCAGGCGACTCAGAGCCGGCCTTGTCCCAGCCCGCCTTCTTGTCGCTGGCGTGCCGCTTGAACCAAGCATTCATCTCCACGACCCAGTCGCGGTTCATCTCTTCCCGCTTGGCAAGGCGATTCGCTCGGGCAACGGTCTCGGGCTTGAGGCCATCGCCCGACTTCCCGTCCTTGTGAAGCTCAAGGCCACGTCGAGCCGCCGAGGCCATGCCTTCGGTCGGCTTGAGGTTCACCGCCCGCTCTTCGGTTTCAGCATCTTCTTCAGCAGTTTCGACCACAGCTTCATCCGATCGGGCATCAGCGGCCTCCGGTTCGTAAACCAATGGGTCTTCGATCTCCTCGTCCTCAACCTCTGGCATACCAGGGTTCTCAGATGGGGTCAGAGCCTCGGCCTGTGCCATCTCAAGGGCTCGCTTGCTGACGTATGCCTCAGTGGCTCGATACGCCGGCTCGTCGACGGGGCCGACATCGCCTATGAAAGAAAAAGAACGAATCTCTCTTATCATTCGACCCTTATTGTCTTTGTACCAATGCTCGTCTGATCCAGAGGAACGGAACGAAAAACTCGATCCGCGAACATCTCCACGTTCTAAACTTTGGAGCAGATCAGCGTCAGCCGGCTTTGGGTCGATCTCATACCGAAGACCATGCTCGTCGGGGAAGAGGCGAACGGTGCCACTGGAGGTGCGGCCCAGCAATCGGTCGTGGTTGTACCGGCCGAACACGTCGGGGTTGCTCTCCAGTACCTTGTTGAAAGCACCGGGGGCAATTCGCTCAATGAACCCGCCGAGGTCTTGGCTATCGGAGTCATAGACGGCAGCGTAGCCGCGGATGACCGTGCGGCCATTCTCGTCCTGTTTGACCTCGATGCCGGGGGCATCGGCGATCATTCGACGCTCTATTTGATTCTGCTCGTCCATGTTTCCGTTACCTCTTCGTAGGGTTTGCCGCTCCTGTGGCATTCGAGGAGTAGTTCTCTTGTCCGATCCATCCAATCGACAACGAATTGGTTTGTGTCCCGACCCGTAGCCTGTCCCGCCGCTTCAAGCTCCCCTCGCATCCGAGTCTCATGCTGCTGGAGCCAAGCTTCGAGTTTGGCCGGCTTGTTTCGGCGGTCGAGGATGCCGTCAGCTTCAGTTGCGGCGAGTCGTCGGAGCGTTGTCTGCCAGAGAGCTTCTGCCGCTCGGCCCTCTTCTGCTCCAGGGCCAGCCGCTGCGGGCTCGGGCTGCGGTTCTTCTTGGGCAGGTTGCTCCTCGCTCGGACTTTCTTCGGGCGTCTGTGACCCCGCACTTGCCTGCGGCTGTGCTTCGCCGGTCGGCGACTCCGGTGTGAATGCGTCGAGCAGTTGCATGTTGACCTGGACAAATCGCTTATCGCCCTCCCCGTTCGGCAGCTTGTTGTAGCCAATACTTTGTCGAATCTCGTCCACCGAGACCGCGCCCATATTGAACATCTCGCGAAGAAACTGTGACCGAGCCTCATAGTCGCCCGCCATCAACGCCGTCACGTCGAATTCGACGAAATAGGTGCGATCGTCGCTGATCAAGTCCCGCCGGCAGGCCATCTCCCAGCGGCGCAGGTGCGGGATGAGACTGAAGGTCACAAAGTCGATGGCCGACTGCTCGACGGTACTGAAGCGGACGTTCTCAAGGTTGTTCAGGAACGAATTGGGCACGCGGTAGCAACGGGCGATCTCTTCGATCTGGTACTTCCTTGTCTGGAGCAGCTGCGCCGTGTCGTTGTTGACGCCACCGAATTCCTTTAGGTGCGTGCCGAACGGCATCACCGCAGTCTTCGCATAGTTTTGAGGGCCAGCGTGAATCTCGGTGAACGACTCCCGCAGCCGCTGGAGCGTATCCGGTTTCATCGGTTGATCGGTTTCGATTATGGTCGACGGGCGTGCCCCGTTTCCGAAATAAGCCCCCGCGTGAAGCTCCGTTGCCCTCGCCAGGCCGATCGCATCGCGACTTAGACTCGTGGGAACATATCCTGTGATGCCGTCCTGCGAGAGCCACCGCAAATGGTAAATCTGATCCTGGGTGTAGGTCACCGGGACGGCCTTGTCAGGCTCTTGGTAGAGATACCGCAATCGACCGTTCTCAAGGTACTCGACCTTCATTCGGCTTGGATGCAGCGGGATCAGTTCAGTCACCGCACCGCGGCGGCCCGATTTGATCAGAGCGTAGGCGTTGCCCCAGAGCAGCATCCACGACTGCATCAGTTCGCGAAACTCAAACGAGGTCATCCAGCCGTTGGGCTGATAGGCCAGCACCTCATACAGCGGATGGTCATCGGCGATCTCTTTGCCCCCGTCGGGACGCCGCCGCATCAAGTGGATGGGCAACTGAGCACAAGCCTCCGAAAGCACCCTGACGCAGGCTAGCACCGCAGAGCATTGCAGCGAGGTTTCCGGCGAGACTGGCACGCCAGAGACCGTTCGACGCTGTTCGACGATCTCCTCGAACACGCGGCTGATGCCGGAGCGAAGCTCGACAACATCTTCAATCGCTGCGTTTTCTTCGCTCATAAGACCACGATCTCAGGATCAATGTCATGCGGAGGAGTCTCAGCAGTCGCCAGCCCCAAGGCCATGATGAGGGCGACGGGGCCGTCGATTCTTGACGTACTGGTCGAGTGCTTCTTCGACGGTTTACAGTTCCCCGCGTCATCCACTTTGACCTCGACGTTGCTCATTTGCAGTTGAAGCAGCGGGTTGTCGCCGGCCCT